ATCATGTCATCAATAGCTACATTGATTAAATCGTTTGCCCTAAATAAAACAGCCATGTCGCCCTCCTAAAAAAAATTTAAACCGATGCTACAATAACATCAGTTGAATAAGTGTCACTATAACCAGCACTAAACTCAATAGCAATTGTTGCAATACCATCAGCATCAGCAATTGGCTTCGCTGTGATAATGCATTTTGGTATGAAAAACGCTACTAAATCTTTAATCTCTCCAGCTACACCCGTTGGAATGCCAGCGAAACCAAACAAAGAAAATTCTGCATTTGTATTGAATTTAGAATAATACTCTACAGACGTTGTTTCTTGATATGTTGTTAACGAACCAGTTACAGCTCGTTCGGTTACCCGTGTAGATATAATTCCATTTTCACTACATGTACTTGTAATTCTTCCCACAGTATTCTCTACAGAAAATCCAAGTTCTGTTACAGGAATGGCTACTCCATCCAAATAGATACATGCACCTAAAGCAATTGGAGGAGTTGCAGTATCATATGAAGCAGTTAAACCAGAAGGTGACAATGTTTCTTCATATGTAATACCATTCAACGCAAAATTAATTGTAGGAATTTGACCTACAGAAAAATTTTCCAATGACATAGAAGCCACTAAATGACCAGCACTTTGTATTTTTAATGCATCATCCAAATATGATGTAACTGTTAAATAAGGATGTCCACTATTAGAACCCTTGTAAACAAGGGCTTTTTCAATAACTACCGTATCAGAAAAAGCCGATGTTCCAGCTCTAACAAGCGTTATTGTTGCATTTCCTAATGTGGTATCAATAGCTGAAATAGGTGAAATGTGGTATTCACCTGCTTCTTTTACAAGTACAATATCACCAACAGCAAATTTAGAAATGTCCGCATCTTCTATTTCTAGTATTGACGCAGTATTTCCAGTTTTTGTTGTGGTTGTGGTTGCAATTGTTTTTACAGAACCTAAAGCCGATTTATAAAGAAGACTTGCTTCTGTTTGGCTTCCTGCTGTTCCATGTGCTTTCCATTCAATTCCAATTGAACCCGTTGCTGTTTTAATTCCTGTTCTTGGAATTTGTTTTGAGATTGAAGATGTTAGAACCGTACGTTCTACAAGCTCTTTTTCACCATTCAATTCAAAACCATCACTTAAAATAGCGACAGCTTGAGAACCAAGAGTTGGTGCTACTGCTACCCCTTGTGTAGTTTCTTCTGTTAAATAAACAACTCTAGATTTTGTTGTTGCAAATGCCATAATAATTCCCCTTCTTATAAAATATCACGATACAATAAAGATACTGTACCATAAATAAAAATTGTTTTTGAATCTTCATCAAACAATGGTTTTTCTGTTCTTGCAAGTTTACAAGAAATAATTTTATTAGAAAGACCATACCTTGTTTGAATAAATTCTTTATAAATATCTTTCCACATCTCCATTAATTCAATAACCTTGTCTTGTTTTTTAAAATCATTTGAAGATTCATGAACATACTTATCACATAAAACAATATTAAAATCTTGATTATATGTGATAGCATTTGTGGTTCCAGATATTTCCTTAATTCCAAGTGGAGTTACGCAAAATCTTTTTTCATACTTTGAATTATGATTTTTCGCAATATCCCAAGCATAACTAAGTTCTGTGTAGTTACTTACTCTTATTATAATTTCTTCAAGTGTTTGAATTATATCAGAAATCATCTAATTAATCTCCCACATTGAATTTGATATTTTTGGTTATCAGTAATGCCAGTTTGATTTTTGTCAATAGACAAAGAATAAACTTTAAATGCATCATCATATTTTTTAAAAAATGATTTTGCTAATCTATAATATTTGTCATCATGGTTATCAGATACCATCTCAAAGATATTAGAAAGAGTTAAGAAAGTAGAGGCTTCTCTTATTTCTTGTACATCAAGTAAATCAAAAACAGTTAATCTACCCTTAAAATTTGTCTCAATACCTAATCTAATAAGCCTAGATACAAGTTCATTTCTTGCATTTTCAATTGCCACATGAAAGCTTTCTTTACCTAATAAAAAATCTTCATTTTCTATTTGAGGATACTTAGAAGATAAATCATAAATGCTATTTAAAAGCATGTTAATGGCACAAAATGAAATGTTACTTATATTTGTAGTGGATATTTTAACCCAATATAAAGAAATTCCATTTACTAAAAAATTATTTACTCCAATATCTTCCCATTGAATAAAACCAGATTTAGAAAAACCATAAGTCTCATCAAAAACTTTTAATTCATTTAAACCACTTTTTGTTGAATGATAAAACACTAAATTCATTTTATCTTCTGAAGGTGTTTTAAGATGAACATAAAAATTCTTAATTGGCTTTTTAAATCCAATATAAATATCAATTGAAGAATTAAATTCTAAAGAGTAAATATTTTCTTCTTTGAACTGATTTAAATAAAGAGATTTATCTTCATAAACATCTAAAAGATTGTCATGAAAAAGAATTGTGAGTTTTTCTTTTAAATCAAGCATAAAACTCCTTCAAAAGTGGTTTCCTAAAGAAGAAACCACAAGCGACATGCAGAATTAAGCACCTGTAGCATTTACAAGCACGGCTCTTTTGCCAGCATCTAACATTTTAAGACCATATACAGTTTCAAGAAGATATTCTTTGGAGCTATTTTGTAGCTTTCTGTCAGATTCCCATGTCATACCAACTTGACGTGCAAATGCACAATGCGTGCGGTGATAAAAGAGAACTTCATCAGCTGTAACAGCATTTGACATAAGAACTCTAAAACCAAAGATAGTTCCAATTTCACCAGTCATAATAATGTTATTAGAACCGTATTTCTCTGCACTTCTAAAGTTATCAAGATTTAGTAAATCTTCTTCTTGCTCTGGATTAATAAGCATGAAACGTTCTGTCATTGGTACTTTTGCAATATTAAGAAGCTTTCTTGCATTTGTAATATCTTCTAAAGATAGTGTCGTACCTGATTTAAAAGCAACACGATGGTCTGGAGTTGCTGCAGATACTGCTTTCATGGCAGTATAAAGCTCTTGTTCCAATTTGAATGTTAAATCTTCAGTAGCGCGCTCTAGAATTGCTGCTTCTTGGTCAACAACGGATTGAATGTTTGCTATGTTTTCTAACTCAACATAAACACCTTTATGTAAATTCAATAGCAAGTCATCAGTTACCCATGTCAAAGTTTGACCCGTGTATGGTGTATTTGCTGCTTTTGTTTCTGCACCAACACTTAAAGCACCAGCACGACCAATCTCAACTTGCTTAGCACCAACAACAACATCAGAAGTTCTATCCAATACAGTCGGTAGAATAACAGCGTTATTCTTGAGATACATTTGAACATATTGCGAAACAACATCAATAGCTACTGCACTGGTTTCTGTTACGGTTATGTTTGCCATAATTATTTCCCCTTCATGGTTTTTTTATACAGCTCTAAAAGCTGTGCAGGAGACATGTTTTTAATATCCTGCAAATTCACATTAACATCATTTGCCTTATTTTGTGGCAAAGATGCACTCTTGTTTTCTTTCTTTCCTTGAGCACCACTCTCAGAATTTTTGGTTTCTTTTTGAGGCAACAATTCAGGATTCTCCTCTTTGAATGTTCGTATTGCATTTTCAAGAGTAATTTTATCAACTTCCCCTTTTTCATCAATAGAAATTTCATCAAAGTCAACAAAAGCAAGATACTTTGATTTAACCTCAACGCCAAGAGCATCTTTAAAAGCACGTTCTTTTATTGTGTTAGTATGTTTTTTCTCTAAAAAAACAATCTTTTCACGTTCTTTTTTAATTTCAGCTTCTTTACGTTCTGCTATCTCTTTCCACTTTTGTTGTTCTTTGAGTTTAATCTCTTCCTCAACTTTGAGTTTTTCTTCGTATTCCTTTTGCTTTTCTTCAAGCTCTTTCATACGATTTTGGTTCTCTTTAAGTTGCTTAAGAGTTCTTTGATACGTTTCATAAGAAACTTTATCCTTTTCATTCTCCAAAGATTTATTTTCTTGTCCTTCGTTGTCTTTAATGTTGCTCATAAAAAACCTCCTAAAATAAACACGAGCCACTAGCTCTTTTTTAACTGCACTACAGTTCCCTATATTTAATTTAATCATATTAAAAAAGCGTATGCAAGTTATCTGTTAAAA